ATTGAACTGCTTTAATAAGCTTTATACTTGGTTAATAGTAAAGGAATCGTCCTCTTATTTTAAAACCATAAACGCCGTTTATTGAATAACGGAGTAGTTTTGCATGAAAAATGTTGGAGCATTAACATACCAGGTCAGATTAAAATCTTCACCTGTGGCGACATACTGAAAAATTTGCAATGCGCCATATCCTTGACGGTCACCATCGTAGATATCTAGATGATGTGCTTGGTCACGAAATTGGTCAGCAGTCTTTATACTAGATGCGTCTTCGAATTTCCTATCACTATAATAAGGGAATTCGACTTCTAATGAAGGAACTTCTCTACTGGTATAAGCACAACCATTATGTCCCGTTGGCTGAACAAGGGAATAATTGGCATGCTTAGCAGCAGTTCCTGAGGTAATTACAGTCTCACTTGTACCAAACAAATTCAGATCTGTCAACGCACGAGATACAACCATACCAATAGGATTGGTGTTATGATGATGTCCCAACATATATTTGTATCTGATACCTCCTCGCCTTGCGGCAAATGCAGGAGTAATCCAATTAAGCAATGTTCGACCAGTAATATTATAATTAACTGCTTCGAGACCACCAGATCTTGCCTGTTGATACATTCCATTGGTTTGTGCTCGTCCATTATACATCGGAAAATTAGGCAAATTCAAACGATATCTTGTTGCTTTACGATCTTTAGCGTTATCTTTACTCCTGGCATAAACTGCATTAAGATTGTAACGCTTGAACATGTCACGAAAAGAATCAAATGTTTCTCCGTGATATACAAGGGATAAAGCGTTTGGGGAACTAGGTTCTCCAATGGGTTCTAAAGTCTCACAACCTTCACAACCCGGCTTGGACGATTCAGCACTCTTAGTATTATTAAGAATACCACTTTGCGACCAAGCATTATTTACATTAGAAGTAGTCTGGGTAAATGATCCACCAAATGCCGTGTTCTTAATCATAGTATCATCTGGTACTGCAACTTCATAGTCGCTAGCACCACTGATCCAAGTAAGAATACGAACATTATTTGTAAGATCTTCATCAGGACCAGTCAACTCATTAAGTACATACACGCGCAATTGACCATTTGAATATTCGGATTGGTCGATTGGTTGGGTATTATTTATTCCGATACCTTGACTTGTTGGAAGGTTGGGTACTTTTGCCCATGATTTCTGCTGGAACCAATGAACAGGAAGTACAAAATCTTTAGTTTCCTCCAAATCAATGACACGTGAAAACACTGTGTTGGTATCTGGTATATTAGTACCGGTAAATCCTCGGGGATCATAAACTATAAGTAGTCTACCCCTGTGAAGATCACTGGCATTAATTTGGAATCTATAATTAATACCTCCACGCCAATACTTAAATGGAAAAGTCGCATGTGCTAATGGAGTTTGTAACCATTCGGTTCCATACTCGGCAGTACCATCAGAGCGACTTTCACAGTGACAAGGAGTAACATTAAAAGTTCCCAGTAATGAGTTTTCATTAGCAGTTGCCGTCCAAGTGAGGTAAGTTAATAAACTCGACTTAGACGTAATTGCTTTAATTGAAAGCTCATCACTTAATTGGGCACCTGTAATATTATGATCCACTGTTAATTCCTGTTTGGGATCGTATGCAAGTTTCTCAACAGCTTCATCAATTGAACTGTTCGCGAGAATACCAAACATTTGGTGTTTATAACGGTTAACTGGGGCCAGATTCACTGGTCGTGAAAATCCCCAAAGTTCCGCCAACTTTCCTACGCCGCCAGCTGCCATACTAGTGGCAGTTGCATAAGGTCCTATTTCTGGTACAACACTAAGTTTACCAGCCCATCTAGCTATTGCTTTTGCGGGCCTTGAAATAATTCCTTTCCCATATTCGTCGTTGGCAATCATACCAGATTGAGACAACACTCCTTGAGTCGTTGGCCCAGCCAATTCGACATCAGACATCCATGCCATAACAGTTATATTGATTTGTCGAAAATCTGAAGCTCCCATTGCTCTATCGAGTCGGGCTAAAGAAATCATACTGATTTCGCCCATATCTAAAATATCGGACGCATCAATTAAATCTAAATAATTCTTATCATGGAAAAAAAGGAAGTGATAATTCACCCCCTTGACTGATTGTAGGATTCATAATCAAATGCATTCGTTGACTGAGCAATACGGCGCGTTGAAAATAATCCTCGGTAAGATTGGTATTTCCTCCCACGAAATCATAACCTGTTCCTTTTGGCTTATAACCGACGATTATATTACCAAAATAAAACGGACCACCATTAATTAGAAACTTGACGTGCATAGTTCCTCGAATTAATGAATAATTTTGAAGTTTATTTATTACATTGGGGTTTGACAAAAAGTCATGCCATGGATTAAATTGAACATCTAAATACTGTCCATTGGTTAAGTTATGTGATCCAATACGTAAGGGTCTTGACAGAAAGTCACCCAATTCCGTATTCTTTGTAGAAGCTTGTAGTCTAGTACTGTCGGTCATAGTGGAAATATCAACTTTCACTTGGTCTATATCCGTTTGAAACTCCATAGTCTCTTCTACTTCGGATTCAGTAGTAGTCATTGCGCCCTCTTGGCGCATCTCTCCGGATTGCGAGAAAGCTTCAACCTCCGGATCTGAGGTGGTTTCAATCTCTGGATTTGAGGTAAATTCAACCTCTGGATTTGAGGTAAAAGGTGCGAGTTGCTGAGCTTTCCACTCATTGAAGTATTTGGATCCACAGGTAAACTTGCGTAAACCGTCATTCCACTGACCTCGGACAACTCTATCCGGTTCATCCTGTGCGATCTTTATAAAAGATTTAATATATCTAATATAAGTCATATAACGCACATCAACATCAACACCGGAAGATACATTTAATGCCCAAGAGGGCGTATATTTTCCGGTAAGTCCAACAGTCCTGTCCAAAGGCCCAGATTGTGAACGTGCACAAACATCCACCGATGATGAATCGGTAGAATGCCTGCCCACATCCACTTCTAAGGATCCGTGCCTTGTTTGGTGTACATGAACTGGTGTTGTTCTCTCTACGTGGGTGTTTCGAGACTCTCCCCCACAAATTGCCGTTTTAAGACATGGCAAAAACGTGTCTTTTATTGTTGTAAATGAAATACCTGCTTATCAGCTATGTTTAGACTCCTGTCTGCGCGTGAAGCAATGACGCAGTAAGAGTAAGATTTTATTAATACAATAATGTACAGGGTATGAATAGATATGCAAAACGATAAATATATATAAGATTCACTAAATCACTAATACATAAGGGCACATTTCCACTTGGATAACAACTAGATGCAGCTAGCGCCTGGAGTTTAAAGACATCGGCGGTCTGAGTGGTCCTTAAATTCAGAAACTGAATAATCCTCTAGGACCAAGAGGATTAAGTTTGTTATTCGAACGTACCAAATTATACTTTTCTAACCATTCTTCTTCTCGTTCATCGAATGTTTTGTAAAAATTTGGCGAAATAACATGTCGCCAATCGTGCTCGGCAACAATATTTTTAAATTGTTCATGTCGCATTTCAAAATGCTCTCTTCCATGAAACCACAGTTCGCGAAGGGCACCGTCTAAACATTGACGAGCAATTTCTTCTTTCGACACGACTTTGGATAGCATATTGCAATGTAAACTCTTAAAGATTGACTCTTCACTAAGTTTTGCAAGATACATACCTTCTACTCCAGTGGTTGGATCAGAATATTCGGGACGAAAAATTGTAGCACGCTTTAGGAAGTCAGCTTCCTCTAACATGATGTAAGGAACTGATACAGCGTCTTTATCGGCCATAGTATACTCAATACCTTGGGAAGCATAAACTTCTTGCATACGAGTATGATTATACAAAGGCGCTTTGCTCGAGACAGACATTTCATTGTCATCTCCATATGTCATGAGAGCTACATAATCTTGAAATTTGGTAGTCTCTAGACTGCCAGGGGGATAAATTGTATAAAATACACACCTCTGGTAAAGAGAATTAACAATAGAATTAACATAAACCGTAAGATTTTGGCCTGATGGATTTGATCCAAGCAATTCCACAAGATCGCC